GATTGCTAGATGCTGAAGGTCGTTCAGCCGCACACAAACTAAGTCAAGTTATTTTAATGGGTGCCATATTCCACGGTTTAGTTGGGTCTCCTCTTTACGGCGTAATTACTAGTCTCATTAATTTATATGACTATCTCTTTGGCGATGAAGATGAGATGCGTAAACGCAGGCTTAATAACCCATTAACTGTATACGACTCAGATATGCGTTTCCGTTATGAGTTTTTACGAGATACTTTTGGGCATATTCCATTTCCTGGATTAGACGGAAGGGATCATAGCCTTAACGAAGTATTAGAGAAGGGTCCTGCATCCGTACTTACAGACATGAATATTGGATCTCGTACTACTTACGATGGTTTGTGGTTTAGAGAAGCAAAGATGGGCGCTACTACCAAAGAGACTGTGCTCAACTTCCTTGCTGCTAATTTAGGTCCGTCTATCTCTGTTGGAAGTAATGCACTAAGTGCAATAGACGACTTTGGTAACGGCAAAATTCAACGAGGTTTAGAAAAAATTGCCCCTGCGTTCTTTAAAGCCCCATTAGTTGCAGCACGGCTAAGTGAAGAAGGCGCTAAAAGCCAAGCTGGTGATATGCTCTTACGTAAAAATGAATTAAACAACCTAAATATTGCTGCTCAGGCACTAGGATTTCAATCTACTCGTTTGAGTCGCATACAGGAAAGAAACTTTAAGTATGCACAAGAAGATAAACAAGCTGATGCAGCTAGATCTAAGCTACTAAAAGAGCTTAATGAAGCAACTACAACTGGTAAATCACCTGAAGAAGTTGGAAGAATATTTAAAAGAATTGATAAACACAATCGTCGGTACCCGCATGACGATTACGAGATAGATGACGATACAATTGAGCGTTCTTTAGAAGCTTACGAAAAACGCAAAGACTTAGTAGATCGTGGTGTATATATACCAGAATCAAAAGAAGATATTTTGATGCCTAGTGTTCGGGCTGTTAACCCAGTTAAATAAAAAACCCCCGCACTGGGCGGGGGGTAAAAGTGTGGAAGGAGCTAACTTCCGAGGAGAAACAGACGAGCTGTTCTGTGCTCGAGTATAGTTAAATTCTCCAGATGCGTAAACCTTTTACTCCTTCATTAATAACGGTCTTAAATATAACTTCTATCTTTAGCCTTTTTGTAACACGCAGGATGTCTTTCTTGGCGGCATCAGGATCAAGGCAAGGTATGAAGATTGAATACCCTACCTTAAAGTTCCTCCAATTGACGTTATAACTAATCTTCTCTACTAGCATGCTCAATGATCGGTGCTACAACCGCATCCATATCAATAAAGTCAGGTACAGAGCAGTCAAAGAACAATGCATGAACCCCGGGAGATGTAACACGCATACCCTTAGACATCTGCTTGGTATCGGCTTTTACGTAGATACCACGGGCTTTTAACTCATTAAGTGTCTCTTTGTATGGGGCTTGTGATTCCACACAATCTTTCTTAAAGTCTTTGGCTACGATATACATCATCTTAGTATCAGGTTCATAGCGTATCTTTAAATCAGCCCGTGGCTCTTGTACAGGCACTGAGTGCATATTGGTACGTTTATCCACCTCGTTGTTTACAACCAACATGCTTTGTATGTTACGGTTAAGGTAGTCACCAATAATAGCTGCAGCGTTATTAGCTGGAGGTGCAATATCTTGCCGTACTGTAGTTAGCATCTGCATAGCCCATGTATATATGGCTTTCATATCGTAGTCGTGCAACCCGAGCATACGTGCAACCAAACCGCCTGTTATGTTACAAGCAATAAGCGCAGACCAGAAACGTTCTTTGGAAGTCAGACGCATTTCTTTATCAATCTTGGCTTGAATTGCCAACAAGTTACTGACTGTGTCTTCTAAATTACCCAGTAGATAGGTGCAGTAGATGTCGCCAGCATGCCCGTAGTTTTCTTTTAGTTGATGGTCAAACATTGCCTTGGCTACGTGCACAGGGATAATATTGCTTGGATGTATCTGATACTCTAATAGGCGCATGCTCTCACCATCCGGGCTGTTCTTGTGTACCCCAAGTTTCTCGTAGAAGCTAGCGTTTGAACTTGCCAAGGATATCGTCTGCCAAGTGGTATTGTTAACACGCAACTCGTTCTTATCCGATTTAGACCTGTTAGCTCCACGACCTTGGGACATGCTATAAGCCAGCGTAGAGAACTCGGCAGGGCTAATGTTGGTAATCTCGTCAATCGTAAAGGGCAGGTTGTTCATAATCCCTAGATGCAACATCTTGGCGGCTAGGGTGTCTTTCCATATTGCAGCTAATCTGTCGGGGTGTCCGTACACGCTATTGCACATATACAACGCAGTAGATTTACCCGTGCCTGATTCTTTATGGATAAGATTTATGATTGCTCCGCTATGACCAGTAAACTTAAGAAGCGGCGCGCCAAATGCAGTAAGCGCAGCAAATGCATGGGGTTCTAATCCTGGAGCACCATACAAGTTAAATACCTCTTTCCATTTTTCTAGTGTGCCCTTGGGGTGCATAACGTCCGCAAACGATCTAGTATTTGCAGAGGGTGGGCTATGGAATGTACCGTCTTTGCTAATCTCTCTATCGCCAATAATAAATTTGCTGTTCTTATCCACCCAGCCAAATTGTGTCCTCATAAGTTCTGCCTTTCCTTTGTACTGCAATTCTTTAATAAATGACATTAAGAATGCCATTAGTTGATCCATTTGCTTTGGCATCCCTGCGACGCCTTTTGTTGACAACGCTTCACGTAATCTTTCTTTTACTGCCACGGTAGACAACGGAATCGTAAACTCCCGTACGTCGTCTTTAGGTAGGTGCAACCGCATTAATACAAGTTCGCCAACCGCAGGGTCAGGATCATGCATCCGCTTTACGATATATAAGTCGTGCTCATACACGCAGATTGGTTCTGATTCCTCTTCGTCTTTGATTGTTATATAGATGCCACCGTTCTTTCCACGGAAATACGGAAATGGGTAAGAGGGTATCTTGTACGTCACAGCGTCATCTAATGCCTGCGTCTCGTGCACTTCGGTTTCTTCTGCTTTTACTATTTCTCTGCCTAGGGCAATAGGTGAACCAATACGCCCTTTCCACTGGCAACCATCACAGCCGCCCGGATTATTTTTTTCAAACGTACTGCAACGCTGAGCAAACGCTGTATGACTAGCTTTATCTTCTGTATCTTCGGGAGAGTAACTAGGGTGTTTTTCTGAAATTTTATGGATTGCCTTATCTCTGTCTACGCAACGATGAGCAATAGATAACGCATTGAACCACATAGGTTCGGACACAGATTCTTGATTTTGATACTGGTACAACAACTGTGCACAACCTTCATTGTTGGCACTGCGAATCATAATCTTGCTAAACCTAGATACGGTATTAGCAGCCATAGCTTTTTGTAACTCACTTAGCTCTTTAGGTGCAGTAGGCTTCTTAGGTGCTTCCTTTACACCGAGTAAGGTCTTAAATATTTCGTACTCAACATCTGGCGCATCACAGATTATTTCTACTGGCTTAGGTGGATTATCTTTAAAGTTCAATGTGCCGGGGACTCTAAGCACCCTAGCTATCTCAAATACACTTGCATCGACATAAAGGTTATGCAATACACATAGTTCATTCAAACGATTAGCAACTGGCTCCCACTCTTCCCTACTAACAGGGTTAACAAGGGGCCAATACGCATGGATACCCCGACCTGAGTTAACAAGTAAAGGCTTTGGTAATCCGATTAATTTGCAGAAGTCTTTTAGTGCTTGTAAACCTGTTGCTTGGTCTATGTAGCCATCAGGGCGATTTGTCTTTGGGTTTAATTCTGCTTTTGCTTCACCGCAATCTAAGTCAAGCCAAAATGCTTTGAGGTCTTTTACGTTCTCTTTTTTACGATTTAGGTTTGTCTCAAACTTAGCAACACCAAAATACACATCTCTGCCCTTGGACAGAAAATCTTCTACGTGCTTATCAAATTCTTCTCGTGTTTGAACAAGCTCTTGTATAGCAGACTTACCCTTTAAGCCGAGCACGGTAAGCCACCCATTGGGGCTTTGCACTCTGTTTAGTAGGTCTATATTTGCCATTCTCGTCTCGTTGTTAGGGGAAAAAAGGGGGGACTAATCCCCCCTCACCTTCCGGTGATGCTCTTTATTACTTAAGTTTTGATTCTTTAATGTGCTTAGTTAAACTATTCAGTAACTTAGTTACGTTCTTGGCATAGCGTTTATCGGGTTCATACGAACCCACAAACCAGTTGTATATCGTTTGCCTGCTAACCCCAATAGTGGTTGCTACATCTGCAACTGATATACCTAGTTTTATAGCCGCTTTACCAAGAGCAACACCAAGCTTACTGCTATCAGCCTGTTTATTAAGCTGAATAGTTTTAGCACTATAGCCGTAGCTCATTATTAGTTATCCGACCAAGCGTTAACTACATCTGCTAACTTTGCTTTAGGTGCAGCAGGGGGCACTTCAGCTTTCTTGGTTCGTTTAACAACAGGCTCATCGGGCTCAGCTTCAGATTCAAAAGCTGGTTTAGCTGCTACTGGTGGTAGCTTTACAACGCCATCTTGCTGAGCAACAGTTAACTGAATAACTCTCTTAGACTCTTGAGTAGCTTGTGCTGCTTCTACAACATCAATCTCTTCATCGGTTAAATGACGCACTGGGGTGAACTTCAGCACATCAGCCGTCTCGTTCTCATCAAATGCAATCTGAGTAATGATGCGATCAATGCTCTCGCCGTTAGCTGGCAGGAACTTAATATAGCTCTCAAATGGATGCGTATTACCAACACCCTTACCAAACAAAGATTTGGCTGGAATATTAAATTGATAAATATCTCCACTCATATCATTCTCAAGCAACACAGCAACACGACGATTAAAGCGACATGCACGACCTTTGCCGTTTGTACCTGAACCATCAATGTTTTGTGAGCAGGTAGCGCAGTTTGTAGACTGAGCATTGGCAGCTTTAGGGTCAGGTACATCGCCTTGGTTAGACCAGCAGTCAGGTAGAGTTGGGGCAGCATCAGGATCAAACGCAGTAGCGTAGAACTGACGAGATACCTTTGGTAATGCGTTAATAACGATTACATTTAAGAAACCATCTTTAACCTTGCCTGCTTCTTTGCCGTTCACAATGCGACGGAATACGCCTTTGGACATGGTGATACGACGGCTAGTAGAACCGCCACCGCTATCCGCTAGGGCTTTAGATAATTCGCTAACCTCACGATTAGTTGCTACTGTGTTTTGCTGCTGAAAAATAGAAATATTACTCATGTTTTGCTCCTTCTAACGACCACGGTGTATTTACTGTCTGCTTGTAAACCAGCAGGTAACAGATTTGGATTCTCTTCAAGAAACTGCTTGAGGTTAGTTTGATGTATCCTCTTCTCGAGCAGGGGGTAGGCATCATGTTCTTGTATGAACTGATACATAGAATCCCAATCAGTCGTCCAGTACCGTGTATCCACTTTACGAATAATTGTCCCTGCTGGTGTTTTAATGCTATCGGCATTGTTGTCACGACATACTTCAAGCATCTTTTCTGCGAGCAAGTCCTGTTGAGCTTTTAACTCTTCGTCTTGTTGCTCGTACAA